TAAAGCGCTCATGGCCTGCGTCGTCGTGTAGGTGTCGTATCGTTCCTGAACATAGGCGATGTCGTACGCTGGCCCTTGCCCTGTCCGCTCCCCCTGCCACCAGTGACCGGCGTGAATCCGCCTGTATCCGTCGATCACGGGTTCCGCTCCTTAAAAATCTTTTCTCCAAGCGTGTAGTTTTCTTTGGCGTTGTGCTTTTTGAATTCTTCGTCCTGCGGAGCTCCGGTGAAGAATGGGTTGTTATGTTTGAAGACCACGTCTTTCGCTTCCACGATCACGCCGTCGTACTTGGCCCGGTGGCTGAATTCGTTGTCGCTGAATATCCCTGAGCATTTATCGTATTCCGCCGCAAACATGGCGCCCTGATCTTCTAGTCTTGCCCTGGTCATGATCGCCATGCACAGCAGCTCGTCCTGGCGGTGGCCGTCGCTAATCGCCAAAACTTTCGGCTTACTGGTATCGCCCAGCCTATCGATCAGGATCTGATCCCAGTGCAGCGGAGGATCCCAATCGTCGGATCCCTGCACGATGATCTCGCCCTGCGCCACGGCCGCCGCCCGGTTCCATGCTGCGACACAGCTTCCCTTGCCCATGACCGGCCCCCACGGTTTGAGCGTCTTCGCCTTCTCGTCGTCGTTATCGCACGAAAAGATCCACTCAACAGCAGCCGGATCCGCTGCCTTTTTCATCCATAGAATCCGGGCGTTAATCGCCTCCTGCGGTCTCCCGCGGGTGGCGTGACAGACTGAAATTTTCACCGGCCGAATCTTCCGCCAGCTTGCCGTCACTCGATCCGCTTCGTCATTGTCGCCTACGGCCCGGCATGCGGCGATGTATAGATCGATGCATTCAAAGTCATAGACCGTGCGCTGGGCGTTCCAGACCGTGACTCCCGGATCCGACTGCACCATGGCCGACTTCAGATAATGGTACGCCGACGACCAACGGCCGACGGACGCTTCTTCCCGGGCCAAATAGTAAAGGGATTCTCGGCGACTCGGATTCATGTGATGCGCTTTGTGATAAAGCTCGATCCGCTTCTCTCGATCCGGCGTGGCGCTTGCCAGATTGTTCATCGCCTCATAGGCCAGCGTAGGTTCCTGATCCGGCCAGTGAGCGGCAGCGTTTGACCACGCAATCGACTCCGCTCGATTGTTGGATAGGAAAAGTTCCTGCTGGTAGTAGTAGGCGTACTTCCCAGCCTCGCTTAGTTGCGCTTTTAGAATGCGGAGATTGCGATCTGCGCTTCCCTGCTTGTAGCCGCCGGGATGATGCTCAACCCAGACGGCCTGTTCGCCGACTGATGTATATCCCGGAAGTGGTAACAGTGCCTCGTGTACTGCATAGTTCCACCGGCCCGTCCATCCGTTGTCAGTTCTCTTCACCATCCGTTCCCGTACTGGTGTAAGTTTGGCGTTTAAAACTGCGTACACGCCGGCATAGATCCCGACCTTCGGATCGGATTCAAACGCCGCCACGGCCCTTTTAAGCGCGTTTTTTAGGTCTTTATGGGGCAGGTCATCGCAGTCGATCCAAACGGCATAATCCCCGGAGCAGGTGTCGAGCGCCTTGTTGCGGGCGGCCGCAAAGTTGTCGATGTGGGGCCAATCAGCGCCTGCGGGTGCGTTGTGATATTCGGTGATGATGGCTCCGGCCTTTTCTGCAATCGCCCGGGTGCCGTCGTCCGGCCGGGATCCCTGCGCCATGCAGACGACTAACTCGTCGCAATATCCTGAAAATGCAGAGAGACAGCGTTCCATGAATTGCGCCTCGTGCCCGGCGATCATGTAAATTGAAATTTTAGGATTTCGGTTGGCCACGATTAAACCTCTCGCAGTCCCAACACGTAACTGCCAATCGATGTATCCAAAGACGCCACCCGGTATCCGATTGAATTGACCGTGATGATGGATCCGATCGTCGGAGCTGTGGCCATGTTCGCCACGTCGATGGTGAAGGTGGAATTCAGATCCAGATCAAAACCGCCCAGCTCGACGTTTTCTTTCCGTGAAATTGTGGAAAGTATCCCGGTGACGCTAGTGGATCCGATGGTGGCCGCCGTGCCTGTTTGAGTGTAAAGGGCGGCCAGACTTTCCTTCAGGCATTCAGTGAATTCAGACATTTGAGGATTTCTTAAAGTGGAAAGGGCGGCGGGCCTTTCAGCCCACCGCCCTCCCCGAGTGAATTAGCTGCCGTTGATACGCACGAGGCTGTTGGTCTCGCCGGCTTTCACGCCGTAGATCAAGGCATAGGTACGTTGGAGGAGTCCCTTCACTACGTCATAGTTCTCCCTGACCTGTAAACTCAGGCCAGTGCGGGGTTCCGTCACCACAGAGATGTCGCCGGGGATCGGGACGCCTGTGGGAACTTCAGGAACGCGGGCTGCGATCAAGAGCGCTTCACGCTGGGCGAAGAATCCGCCGAGGGTGATGCTATTGGAAGGCACCGCGCTGTACATGTTGATGTTGAACCCTGCAACGGATCCGATGCCAGCCGTGCGGGCCTGTTCACCGGAGATCTGAGCGTTCGCCACGATGGTCGAATCATTCAAGAGTCGGCCATAGAACGAAGGCGCCAGAACCGCGTAGCGATCGTGCTGGGGAACGTTTGCGTTGTTGAGGGTGATTCCAGCCGACACCACGGAGGCGTAGCTGAAGGTTGCCGAGCTCTGCGTCAGTGCGCTGGTGAAGCTGGTGGAAGTGACGAGCGAGAGCAGGTCACCAACCATTTGCAACCCGAGAGCGTGAGCGGCCGCACCGGCGAACCGTTCGATCAGGTTGATGTTGGAGCTGGTGCGCTCCTGATCATCGATCGCGTAGGAAACGTGTTTGAACTTGTTCAGGGTGATCTGAACGTCGGTTTGTGTGGTAGCAGTCGCCACGTAGCCGTTGGTCTGCGAGTAGTCCTGGGCGGTCGTCGCAGAGATGCGGTGGGTGTAGACGCTGGCGCCGTACTTCGCGGCTTCCGAGCTGAAGTCCGTCACGCTGTTTTTGAGGAAGCTGTAATCCGCCACGAGGATCTCGAGAGCCCTCTGAGCGATTACATTGGCATTCGTCGTTCCAATTGTGTTGGCCATTGTAGTGTTCTCCTAGTGGACTGGGTTACAGTCCGAGTTTGCGGAGCAGTTCCGACCGACGGGCCGGAGACTTTTCCGCGTTGAATTGATTGAGGATTTCAGCCCGGCCGAGCGGTTGGCTCGATTCAGCGGGAACCGCCACTGCACCAGCAGCGTCGGCCTTGGCTTTTTCCAAAGTGGTCACGGCCTTGTCGGCCTTATCATCGGACTTGGCGCTCATCTCGGAAGGCATGGGCTTTTTGGCCATGTCTTCGGCGGGAGCTTCAGGAGCTTCGGTCACGTCCTGAGTCGCGTCGGCTTTCATCAGCGCAAGCAGTTCGGCCAGCATTCCGGCGATGTCGGTCAAAGTAGGTTCGGCCATTTTCTCCTCGGGCTTGTCGGAAGGTTTGTCGGCAGGCATTTCGGCCAGCTCGGCTTTCACTTCGACAGCGGGAGTTTCAACGGCAGGAGCTTCAGCGGCCGCCACAACGGCAGGCGCGACTTCCTCTTTTTTGACTTCGACAGGCGCTTCGTTCATTTGCAGTTTTTTCATGTCAACCGCCGTGAATGCAGAAAACATTCCGGCGGGGTTGGCGGCCGGGGTGCTCACCACGCTGATGTCGTAGATTTCAGTCACCCTGGCGAAACGATCGCCGGCGATTTCTTCTGGGACGCCGCTGAACGTGAGAGAGAGCCCAAACCCTTCCGGGAGTACCTGCGCCAAGTGCTGAACGAACTGCGCTTCGTTGGTGTTAAATAAGGTCAGATCGCCCATCAGGCGCTCGCCTTCGATCCTGAATCCGTCGATATATCCAAGGATTCCAGAGACCTCGGCCCCGTGGCCCATGGTCACTTTGATCCGCTTCATGGATTGCGCCACCTCGAGCGCCTGCTCGAGTGACTTTTGATCGATCAGCAGATTATGGCCTTTGGCCTCGCCGATCGTAAGGATGGAAACGTTTGAGAGTTTGTTGGCCATGCAGGCCAACGGATGTCAAAAACTAGTTTCTTAGAAGAACCGGACTAGGAAAGATGGGCGTGAAAGTCGTGGCCTGACCGCCTTCTGGCGGAGTGTGATGATCGCTGATGGCCTGAAAGATTGAGTCACAGATATGTTGGGCGCCCTGCGCATTCTTTACATATAGAATTTCATTATTCAGTCCACCTAGCTTGAGCAGAACCGAACAGCGTGGCTTACCGAAATACATTTTGTAAAGAATGGCAAGGCTTCCGGCCGTGAAGATGAATCCAGTTCCCCATGCCTTTTGCATAAACAAGGCAATACCCATAAGAATTCCAAATCCGCAAATAAGAGTCCAAAGCATGGTCACTATGTTAATGTTTTGATTTTTCGCCCATTCAACGCCGTGGATGGCTGGGATTGCGAATTTCTTGTTTCCGAACTGCACGACCTGAGATGTGACGACCAACGTGCCGTCATTGTAATAAACGTGTGGGCCGGTGGGTGCCGCTTGTTCCGTTTGTTCGTATTCGTCGAAATCAATCCGCCGCATGCCCACAAGTTAACCCGTCAGAAACGGCGGACAATAAAAAACTATTCCTCCCGATTGATTCTGCGCAGTTGAGCAGCTGCCCAAGTTTGTCCTGCATCGCCACCCCAAAGCGCCCAAGCAATCCTGCCAGCTGATGGAAATTCAGGCTCACCCGGCTTGAATCCCTTTCCTTTTTTATCCACTTCATGTCTTGAGAAATAGCTGTGCATCCTTGCGATCGTCGCGTCAGGGAAATCAACCGAATTGATTATATCCCGAGCCCTTGCAACTCCGACCAAAGTTCCTCCCCTTTTGTACTTCTTGCGCCACTCCAGTCCCCGCTTTGCCTCGGCAATCATGCCGGCCGTTGGCTTTGCTAACTCAATTTTTTCTTTTTTTTTACGCCGAGGCCGACGGCCTTTGCGACCATGTCGAGTTCCTTGGCTGATAAATGAAAATCTGGATCATCCTTCATGCTGAAAGATTCTGTCGATGGCTTTGCCGAAAGTTTCATTTGCCTGACGCACACTGCCGTCCGTTGTGCTGCATCCGGGAATTCCTTGTTCATTGTAGGATTGCCCATGCACCTGCCCATGAAATTGTCGTCGCTTTCACCCGGGTTCTGCGTTGGCAAATCAAATTCAACTTTTGCGGATAGATCTGTCTTGGCGGTGAAACGCAGTTTGCATGCAGTCTGCCGTTTATCCTGATCGGGATATTCTTTGACCATGCTTGTCTCGGTCATACAACGATCCATGAAAGCGGATTCATTTTCACCTGGCGTTGGATCGGGCATGTTGAATTCTGTTTTTTTAGCAAAGCGCAGTTTGCATGCGTCCTTCCGATTGCCCTGATCCGGGTACTCCTTGACCATGCTCGTCTCGGTCATGCAACGATCCATGAAGGTCGATTCGTCTTCGCCCGGTGTGGGATCCGGCATGTTCAATTCGACGACCGCAGACAGCTCCGCGTCCGGCCCAGCGTTCGGATCCTTTTCAGGATTCACGGGAGTCGGTTCGTTGATTGCGGGAACTTCTTTGACTTGTTCAGCCGGAGCCGCCACGTCGGTCTGTGGGGTGACGGTTCCAATCGATGCGATGAATTCCCGTTCCTTGGCAATCTGGCGGACTTGTTCCTCCCAATCCTGCCCGAGCTCGCCAAAGTAGTCCTGAAGCGAGGACAGGCCCGCCTTATAGTCCTCTCGAGCTTGCTGTGCCTCCCGACCTGCGTCCACCGTCAGCGACTTCGGAGTCTGCCACGTGACCTTTGCGTAGTCTTCGACGGCAGGCAGATCGCCGTTGGCGATTGCTCCACCAATAAAAAACCGCCATGCACGATTGCAGAATCTGTCGATCAGCAGGCGCTGGCGCTGTTCAAAACGGCGCTGCGCTTTGGCCACGATGAACCGCATACCGGCCCCGCCGACGCTGGCCGGATCATAAACGAACTCGACAGGCAGGCCGAGTCCCATGGCCACGTCTCGGATCAGGAACTTGGCGAACGGTTCGAATCCTGCGTGCGGCCGGTTTGGCCCGACCATCTCAATCTTTTCGCCCGGTGCCAGCCGCGGGATCGTGGCGGAGCTTGTGATCTCCTCCCGGGCGATCGTGCTTTCGCCGGAGTCCTGCGCTTGCACGGTTCCAAAGAATCCACCCTGCCCCGCCAGCTCGTCGCCTTCGTTGGTCGTGATGACGGCCGCGATTGAGCCTTGAAGTTTCAGCGCATCCTTTTCAAACTCGCCCAACATCTTCAGATCACGGACGTGATTCAAAGCGCGGGCCAGTGAGGATCCGCCGCGGATCTGGTCGGGCCGCTCAAGTTCCATCAGGTGAATGACAGTTTCAGCGGCGAGCTTGCGATACAGTTCGCCGGTCTGAATCAGGTAAGCAGTGGGTTCGCCGAGCTTTCCGAGGAACACGCCGTCCGCTGTCCCGTAGTCGTCGCCCTCACACACGCGATGCCCTTCAACGATTTGCAGTTTCCCCTTCTCAGTCATCACGACGAAAACGTCGCCGTCCACGTCGATCGACCGAGACAGCGCCAGAAGCATGTCCGTCCAGGTCATCCGGCCGGTGACTTCTGGCGAAGGAGCCACGACGTCCCGCCAATATTCCTCGCACAGCTTTCCGAATTCCTGATCAGCTCCGCGATATTGTGGCCGCAGTCCGGGCCCGATCGAGTAGGTGGCAATCGAATCGACTGCGCCTTTGATCAGGCCGACGTTGCGGTACATGTGCCGCGCAAGTTTGAGAAGTTCCGTCCGAGTCGCTTCGTTGAGATCGAGTCGTGAATCGCGGGCGTGTGCTCCGTAAATGACCGGGCGTTTGCGAGAAAATCCTGCGCCCTCGTAAGGTTGGAACGTGCTGATGCCAGCGCCGAATCCTGCGCCGAACGCTTTGATCCCTGCGCCCATCCGGGCCACGAGTGAAAGTTTCTGAGCCATGATCAGCTATCCAGAATATATGAAAACGAGGCGCTGGTGCGTGTGACCTGTACGCCGTTTAGGTAATCGATGGCAGCCTGAAAAAGTTCGACGCGTTCGGTGGGTTTTAAGTCGATTTGAAAACTGGCGGATTGTCCGCCCGCCGACGTTCCCACCAAAGCACGCCCGGAAGCTGCGCCGGTCATGGCCGAGTTTCGGTCGGCTGCCAGATTAGTCAGTGCGGTCGCCGTAACCCCGGAGGCTTGTGCCAGGTAGTTGGTAGCGACGGCCCGGGTAAGTCTGCGGGAAATGGCCATCACTCGCCCGCGGGTGTCAACGATTCCTCATCGAGTGCGGCCGTCGGTCTGATGATTTTTCCATACACGGCAAACCCCGCCAGATAAGTCTCGCAGTCATACAAGTGGTCTTGACGGCTTTTGATCCGCACCCATTCGTACAGATCCTTACCGGTCTTTCGATTGATCCGGTGGATCTTTTTGTGGGAGCTCATGTGTTCTTTGTATTGTGGGGATACGTCGTGCGCCACTTCCCACAGCGGCCCCTGCCCGCGGCGTAGCCATGCCAGCAAATCCTGACAGGCTGGCGAACTTAAAAGGATCAGCATACACCCGGCGTCGGTGGGCTGGGTTGCGCTGTGCACGGATTTCATCCGGCCGCGTGGCGTTTCAATCCAGTAGAACGGACGCTCCTCGCCTTTCAACGCCGTGAACTTATAGCGGGCAGCGATCCTGTAGGTGTCTTGAGCTTCAAATCCGGAGTCGATGCAGACATGCCTCGGATCCACGCCGAGTTCGTGGAGCGCTTGCGCCACGTCCTCGATCGTCCTGCGTCGCCCTTCCTCGATCAATCGGCTGGATCCGTCCCGGGCGAACGCACGCACGACGAACCAGTATTCGTCGATCTGTCTATCTATGGCCGCCAGTTTTATATGTTCCGTTTCCCATGATTGCCTTTTTGCAAAGGCGCCCGCGGGAATGTCGACAGTCTTGTCGTCGTCGAACTGGTCTTCCCACGGCATAGCGCTCCACCCATTCACGAACCCCTGAAGGCCGTGCAGATAATGTTTTTCTGTCAGGAACTTTTTAGCGCAGTCGGCGATCGTGACGCTCAGTGAATAGTATGACGGCAGCCGAAAGCTGCGCCTGCCAGGTTCGGCATTCGGATTGCCAGCCACCCACTTCCCCTGCTCAATCGCTTTGCGCCTCTCGCCTTCCGTCCACGGGTGATCGCATTTCACGCAGTGATATCGGGCAGTCTCTCCCACTTTCTTCATGTCCCACTTTCCATTCGCATCCCGGGCAGCGTCGTCCCATCGCACCTGCCCGAATTCCATCGCCTGCGATTCGTTGCACGCCGGGCATGGCACGTGATAGGTCTCCTGAGATCCGGCCAGATAATTCGTCCATATGTCCCCGGTGCTGAGCGTGGGCGTACTGGTCAGGACGTGCTTGCGGGCCGGGAACGCCTTTGTGCGTTCCAGACATAGCGACATGGCGGAAGTTTCTTTGTCGGTCGGCGGTGCGAACTTGTCGAGCTCATCGAGGACGGCGATGCAAACAGGACGGCTTGAGATGTTCGCCGGGCTATTGGATCCGGTGAGCGTCAGCGTGCAATTAAGAAACTGCATTTCAAGATTGGCGAAGTCGTCGCTGTCGTAAGGGAAGAGCGCTTTGACCGGCTTGCATTTTTCAAAGATTGGCACGAGCCGCGTTTTTGAATATGACCGCGCCAGATCTGCGTTGGGCATGACCAGCAGGGACGGCGCCGGATCGTTGGCGATCCTGTACGCCAGCCAGACCGCCAGCGTCAGCGTCTTGCCTGTCTGTGATCCCCAACATAGGCAGACCGTGTGCACGCCCGGATCCGCCAGCGCTTCGAGTACGCCGCGGACGTAGGGCGAATTGGCGGTCGAGTACAAGCCCGGGCGGGCGGTGATCCGGCTGTCCAGTTGGATGTTTCGTTCCGCCCACTCTATCACCGACGGCGGCTTCTCATAATGCCAGCGGGCCTTTTCCCGCCGGCGCAGTTCGGTCTGTGCCTTGGTCACAGCGCCGCTTCCACCTGCCTCATAATCTGACCCACCTCGTTCTCGACTTCAGTCTGCACCTCGGCCGCCGGGCGGTTGGCGCAGATCGGGGCCAGCCGCTTCGCCATGCCCTTCAGCAGCGGTATCAGTGCGTTATCCCGGGCGGCCAGCAGCTTGTCGGCTTCATCGACGGGCACCATTTTGCCTTCCTTTTCCTCAATGTCTGGACGGTCAGACCTTAGCTTTCTCAGTTGGTCTATGACCTTTGTATAATCAGAAATAAGGGACGATCGCTCGCCGGGTTTTGTTATATCTATTTTAGACGATATATCCGACGCAAGCTGAGCTAGGCGCTTAACCTCATCGACCAATTCAACCCCGGCAACTCTTGCAAAATCAGGCGGCGAGCTTTCCGCTATTTGTAAAGATTCTGACTGAACTTTTCGCGATGGCCTTTGTTTGGATTCAAGCCGCCACCTTTCCGCGTCCTCCTTGCTGGTCAGCGGCATCCCCTTTTTGACCAACTTTGCCACGTATGGTTGTGATACGCCCCATTCTTTAGCGAGTTCTGTCTGCGTCATAACCATTATAACATGTCAATTGGTTATAGTTGACAGGGCCGGTAGTGCATGCCGCTGCTACCAAATTGGCATGTCTGGAAGTTTTCGAAGCTAAATAACTGCCACGCAAGAACTGCCTATAGGCATAGAAATTTAAATACCACGGAATGGCAAAACTTTTTAGAAAACAATCAAACTCCACCGCAGGAAGAGCTTTGCCTACTTAAAGCATCTTGGAACAAAAGCGCTTCTGGTAAAAAGAATTTTGATAAAGGGGATTACGGCTTTTTTCTTGGTATCTCAAAAGAGTTTCAAAAAGAGGGAGTCAGGTATAGCAAGAAAACAAATAAATCAAAAGAGTCTGAGTATGGTTTTTTGTATAAAGACATAATTTCAGAATGTTCATGGATGCATCCAAAAATAAATGGTCAGCGCATACAAAAACAAAGAATAAGACCAATATTCATATATAAAAAAGAAAAAGCATGGCTAGAAACTCCACTTCATTTTTGTTGTTGGTTAGGCTTTAAAAGGGCTTTAAAACAACAAAAGTCTTCAATAAATAAACAAAGAAAACGAGAACAAAACAATGCACGAAAACGGTTAAAATACGCAACAGACCCAAAATACAGGGCATGCATAGATTTTAAGCGCAAACTGCATAAATATAAAAACATTGAGAAACACAGAGAATGGCAAAGAACTTATGTACAAAAGCGAAGGTTAAATTATGGTTTTAGATTAAAACAAAATGCCCGAAGTAGGTTTTGGAAGGTAATGAAAAGTGTTAAAAAACAACAAACTACAGATAGTTTTAATTCGTTTATTGGTTGCTCGTCGTCTTTTTTACAGTCTCATATTGAAAAACAATTCATAGAAAGTATGTCCTGGGAAAATTATGGATCCTTTTGGGAAGTAGATCATAAAATTCCGCTGAAGTTTTTTGATTTAAACAACAAAGATCAAGCTAAGCAGGCATTTCATTTTTCAAATCTTCAACCAGCAACCCTTTTTTACAATCGATCTAAGCAAGCAAGGTGGTTAGATACATAACTTAAGTATTTTTAAAAAAGGCTCAAATAAGAGGCGGCGGATGCAAGCAC